AAGTACCTACCAGGGATGCACCCTCGCGCGTTCGAGTGGTGGAACCCGGTGCACTCGGCACGGTTGGGATGCGCGATGCTGGCGGGGCTGACTAAGAGGTTTGGAACTTGGGCCGCTGTATGCACGTTCAATTGCGGAGATGGGCGGTTGCTACAGCTTTTGAAATATGGGCGACGGCTCCCGAAAGAGACTGAAGACTATTGGAAGAAGGTGCTGCAATGACCTACAAACTAGACTCCGCGATAGCCGGGACCAAGATCACCGCCGCACCCCTCAGCCCCGTCAAGCCAGTCGGCTATGAGCCTAACGACTTCGGGAGCAGGACGCCCGTTGTCGAGCCTGACCCCGAGTGGCGCGGGTTCTCGATACCGGAGACATTGAGAGTGACGCCGCTGTAGACGTGAGAAAGCCCTGACTTGCGCCAGGGCTTCCAAGGTGTCCAGATGGCGGGACGGCGGTTAGGCCGTCCGCGCGGGGGTTAGGCTATGAATACTTTCGCATCTGAGCTAGTGCGCGAGTAAGTTCCATGCTTGACCTACGAACGGCCCCCCTGTGCTTGGGTGAATCATAGTAATATTCACCCTGGGCACTCTTCCTATTCTTTTCCTCTGTTCGCATAGCGTCAACGCGCTTCATGAACTCTTTAGCTGCTTCATAGGCGTCACCTGGTCCGGTAGCGAACGGCACCAGCCAGAACATGACGGCGTAGACTGCTGTGGCGATAAGCCAGCGTTTCACGTTCTTACTCATCCTCTCACCTCCGCCGGGGTCTCGCACCCGAGTATCACTTGTACCCCTTCCCACATGGAGACTGCACGACTCGAACGTGCCCCCGCGCATCATTTGCGCTTACCGACAGCGTAGATGGATCGTCACCCTTCCCGTGTCATCGGCGGTGCTTTCCGCTAAGAAAGCCTCAGGACTATCCACTATCCCAAGTCCCCTAGTTGAGACGCTGGCTCTAGCCTACGGACAAGCGGGCTGGACGTTCTTAGCATCCACGCTTTCCGACGTCTCGGGGTTCGGGGTATCGTCGCCCCCCGAGTGCTAGACTATTTCTCCGCTCTGTCGGCAACTTAATGCAAATCAGTCGGTAGGCCCCAACTTGCAGGATCGTCACTTCCTGGTGTACCGGAGCCTTTGGGACACGCTCGACCGCGTTGCTCACCAGCCGGTTTACGTTCGGCAACGGGTTATTTACTCGCTGCTTCCTTGGCACCGCTCACGATCTTTCCAAACCATGAGCCGATGGCTTCAGGGTGAGTTAGAGCGTCACCAAGAGCAATGCCAACGACCACGATACCAGCTATTGTCAATACTATGACAATAATGCTGACAGCAAGAATCACCTTATCCATGTTCACTCTCCTTTGCCCCACGACTCTGGGGCCGAGTCTCCCAGTTTAGGAGGTTGCTACTTACGTTTGCGGAAATCGCTTTCCCACCATTCCTTGATCTTTGCTCCGGCAAGTACGAACCAGTTCACCCAGCGGTTCCTGAGGCTGTAGAGCTGATCTGCCAGCTTCTCGCACTGATCGGCGACCCGCTCGATGGGCCAATCAGCGATCTTGTCCATGTAGTGCCCGCAGTCAAAACCAAAGAACCACCGTTGTGAATCCTCTAGCCCTGCCACTCTGCTGAGGCGATCAGCATAGGTGAGTCCGCCGTGGACATCAGCGTCAACATGGCTATAGTCTCTGCCATGCAATGCGTGAGAAGGGAGGAGGCCGACATATCCGCAACGATGACCACCTTCCAAGAACTCTGACTTCAGGTGCTCAGGAAGTCCAAAATCCAGATGGATAACTACCAACTCCATGCCCCTGTAAATCCAGCGCTTCTCGACAGTCGCTTTGCTCATTTCCACTCTCCTCTCACCTTCGCATAGTCCCGTCTCAGCCAGTAGTCGGAAAATTCGGTAGCGATGCGCATACCTGACCGCCTAGCCATGTCCTCGTGCCATTCTTCTAACCACTCCTGAGGAACCTCCAGAGGCTTGCAACACGCCATCGTCATGTCGCTGACCACCCAGTTGCGCAATGGGTCGCGGTGTAGTCCGATGGGGAGGCGACGACGGCGGGAGGTGGGCCAAGTGGGGAATATCGGGAACCACTTTCCCGAAGAATGCTCAAACATAGCCCCGATCCAGACATTAGCAATCGCCATCATCTGCAAACCTCCGTCGTCTCTACGCCGATCTTCGTCAGCAACGCGCGAAGCACTCTGTCGGGCAGTTCGCCAACCTCGGACCCGTCACCCACGTCAAGATCGTAGCGCATCACCACCTCGGCCACTAGTTCACCGTGTGGAATGTCGCGGCGCTTGACTTCGGCTTGGGGGGCGGCGCGGAGTTCCTTCTCCCAAAGCATCCAGCCCTTATCTCTTGACTCATCTGCCAGAATATCGCGGAATGCCTCGGTGATCGCTACATACTTTACTTCGATCATCACACCCTCCATTAACTTCGTCATCCAGACACACCTTGATGGGCCTGGAAAACGCTCCTCCGAAGAGGAGCTTGCGGTCAGTTCTCGTTGACGAAGGTATCCTCTTCGTCCATAACACCGAGCGCAACGCCAAACCTCTTGATCTCTGAGGTGCTTACGTCAGTGAGGCTTACTGGTAGCTTGCCTGTGAACGCTTCGACCCATCGAGCATGGCCCAGGGTGGCTTCTTCCTTGTCGTCGTACAATTCGACAATGACCCACTCGTGCCCGTTGAAGTTGGGATGCTTCACGGCGGTCTCAAAAGGCTTAGTCGAGTCGTTCACTCTCGCCGTGTCGATAGTAGCCCCGTTGATTACCGTGTTCTCAACCTTGCGCTGTTCGTAGTCGAAACCCATATCCATGAATCCAAACATCTTCGTCTCTCCTTCCCGCCATACTAAAGGCACCGCGCCAACATGTCAAGTAGTTTCTCGCACCGATTGGTACTTGACGTTTCAACCGACCTATAGGATACTCACTTAGCGGAGGGCTACATGGCCAAGCCTAGAAAGAAGTACAAGGCGTCACCTGACGCGCACAAACCTACGATTACATGGAGACCTGGCGAGCTGGCAAGGTTCCGCGCATTCTGTGACGCGAGGGCTGCGGGCATGGGTCCGATGCTACGGTTAGCGGCTGTCGAGAAGATGGACCGCGAGGAGGGGAAAGCGTGACCATTAAGCAGGCGAGCGATATTCTGGACGCGTTCAACGAGTGCGGATGTAACAACCCGTCCCATTTGGCCGACCTCATCAACGCTTACATGGGCTCAGAATCAAAACAGAAACTGGACTTGAGAGGAGTCTATGGTGATTTTGAGGCGCGCTGGAGTCTGGTGATTCAGGGTCTTCTTGAGTCCGTAGCGGCCAAGATTAATTCTCAGCTTCCTGACATAGAGGTGACGCTTTGACCCCCGCCATCGGCTCAGACGACGACATCCCCGACCCGCTGGAACACAAGCCGATGGGGCGGTGTCCGTGGTGCGACAGAAAGCTGTTCCCATATAGTACGGCTGATAGATTCCCACTTTGCACTACTACGGATTGTGACTATGACAACATGGAATCGCAGGAATCCAACCGCACCCGCTACGCCGAAGAGGTACTAGACGACGCCTACACCGAGGGGCGCATCATCGGGGATCAGCGCAAGTATGGCGCGGGGAGGGAAGTGTGAAGTATGTCTATTCTGGCAATGTCCGAGCCTGTCAAGTTGGGTTACCCACGCCTTACGTGGACGTCTATGAGAAGCCGATTTTCACCGGCGACATCATTGCCGTCTACCATGAAGGATACGATGGACGCTGGGAGATTGGGTCGGATCATTTCGTCGTCGCCCTAGCTTTCCATTATGAGAACTTTCATGGACGCGATCCGGTCGAGAAGCTGGAGAAGGAAACTCCGTTCATCATGGGTTATGGCGGATGCACGCCCAGGAAGGAACCGGAGAACAGCGAGACGGCCATGGTCTCTAGCACGTCCGATCTGGTCTGGCACTTGGTTAAGGTCAAGGGCTATCAGGACGTGGTGCATGGTGAGCACTGGAAAGAGTTCGGATTCAACTACCGCGAGATTGAATCATGACCCTCACCACCGGAGCACTTCACCTACGCCTAGCCCAGCTACTAGCCGACGACACCGCGCGACCGCCTAACCGCGTGTACGTTCGCATGGCTGACGGCACCTACGGACTGATAACGGCTATCGAGGTAATCGGGCTTGTGCCTGATGACGAGATTGTAAGCAGAGTGACCCTAGCGGTCGGGGAGGGGAGATAGCATGGAAGGGATGATTTATTCTGTTGCACTAATAGCAACGCTTGGACTGACATTATCAATATCAGCCCTGGTTGATAACCACCAACTCAGAAAAGAGGTTAGGCGTCTTAGGCGTTTGGTTACCCCCTTGGATACCGAAGAATGACCTACACCCACTGCCAGAACTGCGGGGGCGACATGGTGAGCGCCGACACGCAAGTGTGCATCATCTGCGGGTGGACCCCCGGGCTCAACTGGCACCGCGACCAACCTAGCGGCTGGACCCCTGAACGCGCCAAGGCTTGCTACGATGCCTGTCAGGACGTCCCTACCGAGTTCCTTACGCAGGGCTACGTGAAGCGACTGTTGGACGCCTATGATGCGCTTCAACTGAAAGTCGACGTGAGGGAACGGCGCGAGATTCGCTGACACGGGCGATTATGCTTGACCATCTGTATACACTGGCTTACAATGTTTACCGGAGGAAGGAAATGAAGACTTTCAGAATTGGTGATGAGTCGGTGGTTATCAGAAACATCGTCTCGATTGGAGATGTGAAGGCTGTCAGGGTGAACAGCGGCAAGGGCAAGGATCTGGTCGAGCGAACGGTCTATAACTTCCTTGTCAAAGCCGGGTTTCATGTTTTCAAAACTGATGATTTTGAAACTGAGCAGGCCGCCAGGGGTCAGCGCGATTGGCTTATCGAGGGGTTGCCCGAATGAAACAACTGATGAGCATTCGCATCAAGCCCGAGGACCACGACGTCGTAGAGAGCATACGACTGCGCTGGAAACGTTCCAAGTCCGAAACTGCGGCCATGCTGATAGCCGATTCGCCAGAGTTCCTGGCCGAGCGTGAACGCATGGAATCTGCCACCGTCAAGACAGAGTAAGGAGAGAGAGATGAGCGACAATACCGACGCCCTTGAGGCGCTGCGGGAGCCTTTCGAGGCATACCTGAAAGAGATTTCCGCCGTGACGGTCGAGACCGCCGAGCAGTACGAAGACGCGGCCTTCGGGCTTAAGAAGCTCAAAACGTGGGAGGCGGACATCACCGTCCACTTTGAGCCGGAACGCAAGCGGACCTATGACGCCTACAACGCCGTCACTACCGCCAAGTCGTCCTACCTGTCCAAGGTGACTGCCACTGAGAAGATCATCAAGGCCAAGATGGGAGACTACCTCAAGGCCGAGGCTGACCGAATCCGCATCGCCGAGGCCGAGGAGCGCCGCCAGTTGGCTGCCGCCCCGACCCCTGAAAACCCCGCTGTCGTTTCTGACGTGATCGTACCAACGGCCACCAAGGTCTCAGGTATCAGCGCGACGAAGACTTGGGGCTACAAGGTTGTGGACGTGAACGCCATCCGAAAGGAGTTCTGGATTCTTGACGAGGCCCTGATCCTCAAGACGGTCAAGGCGCTCGGCCCTGACGCTGTACGGTCTGTCGGTGGTATCGAGGTATTCCCTGACGTGGTCGTTGGGTCGAGGAGGGGTTGATGGACCTATCGAAGCTCAAGGAACCGTTCTTCCCCGATGAACTCGAATGGAAACCCCAGTCTGTCGGCAAGACTGGCGCGAGGTTCTGGGTCCGCGCCCTGGCCTACGTCACCAACCGCGCTATCATGGACAGGCTTGACGCCATCGTGAGTCCGCAGCTTTGGAAGAACGAATATGCACCCGCGCCCCTTGGGGGGATTCTCTGCGGAATCTCTATCAAGATCGGCGACGAGTGGGTGACCAAGTGGGACGGCGCGGAGAACACCGATATTGAAGCTGTCAAGGGCGGGCTCTCGGGAGCCATGAAACGCGCCGGGGTTCAGTGGGGCATCGGGCGCTATCTGTACGACCTGGAAGAAAACTTCGGGGACGTGCGCGAGGATGGCATTTACGCCGCGAAAACCAAGGAAGGTGAGAAGTTCCGATGGAGTCCGCCTAGCTTGCCGAAGTGGGCCGTCCCTGGTACTTCCGAGTCGAAACAGCGTAGCAGTGCACCTCCCCCTGAGGAGCCGTTGGAGAACCAGGAATTGGACTCTCTGAAGGACTTCCTCAACGCCAATCACGATTCGTTCACCAAGGAACAGAGGCTGAAATTGCGCGAGGCGTTGTCCCTGGCGGGCGTTGACGGGCCGTCTCTGAAGGCTGTCCGAGAAGTTGCCGAAGGCTACTTGAAGGTTAACACCGCGTCATGATCCGCTTCCCCGCCGTCGAAATCCGCGATGACCGCCTCATGCTGTCCGACGCGCAGAAACTACAGGTGCGCAATCTGCTCTCGAAGCAGAAAGCGCCGTTCCTGCAAGTGACGTTTCAGCCACCGTTCCGCCCTCGGAGCACGGGGAAGGGCAGCCAGTCGGCGCGGTTTCATGGGTTCGTGGCGCAGATATGCGTGGCGACTCAGGACAGTTTCGACCGGCTTAAAATGGAACTGAAACAGAAAGCTATTTCCAGGGGCTATCCATTCGAGGTCATACACTACCAGACGCCAGATGGTGTGTACGTGGACCTGTCTATCGCGCAGAGCGAATCACGGGCAAGCGTGGAACAGGAGTCTATCTTGATTGAAGTAACCGAACAGGACGCCGCCGAGAAGGGCGTCACCTTGAGGGAGGAATGATGAATCAGCTAGCCAAGTTCCGCGCAAACGAACGCCGTGACGAACTTTTCGCCGCCGCAGACTGGCGCAGCGTCGTGTCAGGCGAACCGCTCCGCAGCGGCGTTCCGCAGCTAGCCCATCGTGTAGCCCGCACTCGCAACCATCTCGACAAGTACGGAACTGAAGTAATCGACCATGACCTTAACTTGGTCCCCGTGCGCAACCTGACCGAGAACGACCGTTGCAACATCGGCAACCGTCCCGTGGAAGCAAACGAGCTACTACAACGAATTATCAGAATCAACACCGGCAGGGAGGCTATGCCCTCGCTGAGAGAATACTACGCCTCCCTACGCAGGGAGTTTATGGAGGGAGAGAAATGAGCACCGACAACTGGCCAGACTGGGCTAACTACCGGTCGACCGATGCAAACGGCGCAGTGTACTTCTGGGCCGAGAAACCCGAGGCGTGGGGCGTCACGTGGAACCGTACCAATGCGCGTCATGAACAGGACGTGGACGCTTGCCCCGACTGGCGCGAGACCCTGGAAGAGAGAGCATGAAGCCCGACCCAACGAATGCAGAAAGACAGCGCCGATGGTACTGGAACCACCGAGATCATAAGTTATCCTTAACACGCGATAGGTACTATGCCGCAAAAAAGGCTGGGATGTGCGTGAAATGTCAAACGAAACCGGCAATTCATGGTAGAGTTAGGTGTCAGGATTGTAGAGAAGCAAGGAGGAAGCCATGAGCGCCTACCGTGGTCACCTTATTAACCAGTCACGTCACCCCAGTGACCCCGCATACGAACCACCACCGGATCCGGAGTATTTCCTTGTGGGGAAGCCTAGGGGTTGCTGTCCATGGTGTGGTAGTGGGTTGTTCACTTTCGGAGATAACCAACATGACTGCATTCGAGGTTGCATGGAATACGACCCTGATGCCAGTGTTGACGAAAACCGCATCCGCTACGCCGCTGAACGGTTGGAGGATATGCAGAATGACAGAACGTGAAGAAATCAGGATCGAGATTCGTAGAGAACTAGACGCCCATAGCCAGTATCTCGGATCTGACGACCAGGCCGAGTTCATCATGAGAAGGCTTGAAGAGAAATGGCAATTCAAACGCCTAGAGGACGCTATGGGGAGTCAGCCGTGAACAAGGAGAATGACATGGACGACAGCCAAGCAATCCTGGCCGAGCTTGAGGCGGCGTGGTATGAACGTGCGACGGATGCCGATACTCCACTGGCTAGCAGAGTTGCAAACGGTAGCTCAGATGTTCGGAACTTCGTCTATGGCTACCTGTCGCACAAACGTCGCTACCAGAAAGCTCCCGAGCCCGTGAAGACGCGGATGACGGCGGACGAATGGTGGGATTCACTTCCTGGTGCAGACGATCCCGAACAGAGATATTCGGCAATCATGGGCTGGAACGCCGCCCTAGCCAACGTGCAGCCGGGTGGACGGTTTGAGATTGGTCAGCCGGTCTATTTCTCTACCCCTGACAGGCCCGTAGAGAGAATGGGGTCTATCGCTGTCGCCTACGGTGCTTCGTATTTCCTGCCTGATCCCGCCGATGTCCGCCCCGCGCCCAAAACCGTGGACCTGACGGATGACGAGAAGCTGACGGCGTTGGTGAACAAAGTGTTCGACTCGGTTTCCAAAAATCGCATGTTGCCTCATGAAACATTGCTTGCTGATACATGGGCGACCATAGCTCGCGCTACTACAACCGGGGGCAAAACCCTAGATGAACTCTGCGCCCAGTACGGCGTGGCCATCACAAAGGAAGTGTCATGAGTTCTGAAAAATGCAACGCTTCAGTTTATCGGCATGGTGAAAATGTCGGAATATTCGCTTGGACTAGAGTGCAGGCAGAGATTTACAGAAAGGAAGCTACAGATTCGGAATATCTTTACGACTGGTATTTCGCTGCTGGACGCGTCGTTATGCTCCGTATTCGTCGCGGATTCTGGCCTGCCATTGGCCGATTCTTGAACGACGTCGGTCGTATCCTTGGAGCCAGACCATGACCCTATACACTCCCAGCCTTTGGAGCCAAGCGCCTGAGGGGGCGACTCATTGGGGCATACTCAAGGGTGCAAATTGGGTGAGCGGCCATTTCTTGCAGAAGCGTCATGGCGAGTTCTTCATTGACTTTGCTGGTGGCTGGGGCTGGTCACTTGAGCCGCCATCAGCTTTCACCGACCTCCACGAACGCCCATCCGCCTACCAGTCCCCCGCCCAACTCATCGAGGCGTACCGCAAGGAACATGGGGCAGAAGCCGAGGCCGACGCCCAGACCTTCCTCGACGGCCTGAAGGAAGACCCGCAGACGGGCAAGGACGTGCTTCAGCTTGACCATCTGCTCTATGACGCGCTGTTCCATCTGACGTTGCTCGAGAAGCTCCTCGCCGCCGAACGGGCGCGGGTTGAGGGCCAGTCATGAGCCTCGCAAAACAGAATCGTATTCGTCGAGCTAAGGCCGGAGATATTGACGGGCGGCGATGGTGGATCAAGTTTATTCGCGGGTCGTTTCCGTTTGCCTCAGTGAAGCGTGGACTTAGGAAGATGTTCAAAGACCCGACCCCCGCCCGCGAGAAGACCGAAGGAGTGAACCATGCTGACTGATGAGGAAATGAAGGGCGCGCTTGACGGATGGTTGCTTGAGTTTGACCGCGACCCCGCCGACAGAGAAGAGGTTGATAAGTTCGTGGCCATCATCCGCGAGGCCGAGCGTGGCAAGGGGGAAGCTCGTGGATTCACGCCCGAGGAAGCACAAGCGCACTCTGACGCGCTCAAGGCTACCATGACCCCGACTGGTCGCGGCCTGTTCTCTACCCCCTACGCCGACAAGGTGCTGGAGGTGGCGACAGCGTTGGAGGCTCCTTTGATGGTGGCAGAGTGGGCTGAGGCCCAAGACTTGATCCGTCGTCCAACCATGGAAGAATTCGTAACGAAGAAGGCCCAAGCCCTCATCACCGCCGCCAACGACGCCGCTATGAAGCGGGAGGAGAAATCATGAGCTATTTTTGCCATGATTGCGGAACCGTGATTGAGGAAGACGATACGAACTTGTGCGGCAAATGTGCCAAGAAACAGCACCCCACCCCCATGACTAACCCCGCTGTCGAGGCGCTGAAGCCGTGCGCTCATTGTGGTTCGTCGCATGTTCGGCCAGTGAAAGTCGACATCAAATATGAACGCAATTCCTGCTTTCGCGTTAAATGCGACTCCTGTGGAGCATATGGGCCACCGGCATCTATTATGGCAAAAAACGATTCCATGGACTACGACGGAGCTAAAGAACGAGCTATTTCAGCCTGGAACCGTCGAGCCCAAGCCGAGCAAACGCCGGTTGATGGACGGGTGGTGAGCGAGGAACTGTTCAGCAGGATAGACGACTTCCTTACGGATTGTGAAGTTGGTTTCCATGGCTACGGTCCAGAAGAGCCCAAGACGTTAGCCACGGCCATTCTCAAAGAACTCCGCGCCCAGCCATCGGAGACCGTTCGGAGGGAGGGGGAATGAAAACGCTATCGAACGGTCATTGGCAGTCAGAGAATTTCTCTGAGCGCATGACAACGAAAGAATGGCGCGAGGTTCTTTTAGACCACGGGGACAAATTGATTTTCCGTGGCCACCTCCGTCAATTGAAGGCCACAAGTTTAGGGGCTGGCGTTTACGAAATATCAAAGAAACCTATGCCCAAGGAGCAATCGAAATGACGACACCGATAGAGAAGGCGCTTGAGTGGATTGAACTTGCCCAAGCGGGGGCCGAGGTTGGGATTGCCGATCCAGCCATGAGGATTGCTGTTCTACAGAACTTGACCCAAGCCATAGAACTACTCCAGCCTCCCGCTTCCGGCAACCCTGCTTCTGAAGCTAAAGATAGCGCCGCGACAGATGGGGCGGTGGAACCAATCGGCTGGACATGGACATATTTCGGTGATCGTCACTTCACTGTCAACAAGCCTGACTTCTCTCATGTCCAGAACCTTCCAAATGTCCCTGAGGCAGTGCCAGTCTACCTGGCCCCTTCCACGCCATCGAGCAGCTGGGTTGAGGAAGCGGTGAAGGCGCTTGAATTTGTTTCCGTTGCATATGGCGAGTTTTCAGAGGAACTTATCGAGGCGTGTGAGGAGATTTTCTTCTTTCGGAGTTACAAGTATCTAGGCGATTGCATTGATAGAGCAGAAGAATGTCTCGCCAAACTCCAAGGAGCCCGCTAATGCCCAACGAAGAAAACCATGTCTTCAAGTCTGAATTGACACTTTCCGATGGGTTCTACGCTTCCATAGGCGCAAAAACGAAGGAGTCACGAGTAGATCGCGAAGAAAACTTCGACGACTTGCTGAAGCGGCTGAATGGGCTAGAGCATCGGTTCGATCTGAATGCTGGGTTTGCCGGTCTGGAAATTGTCCAGCGTCCAGCAGGAACCTTTGTGGACTTCGAGCAAGTCAAAACAGTAGTCGGCCAGTGGATCGCCGATCAAAGGGGGAAGTGATGAACGACGGAATAATCATGGTCGTAGCGATTATAGCATCCGTTGGATTGGCGGTTGCGATCTCGGCGCTTGCATATGCTCGTGACAGAGTGAATGAGCTTCGCAAGGAACTTAGGCGTATTCGCGCCCTAGTGACTCCGCTGGATACTCAAGAATGACCCCGCATGACCGCCTCACCGCCACGATCAAGAAGCGCCTCCCGAGGTTGCAGGACTGGGAGGTAGCCGCGCTTGTGAAGGACATCGAGTCCGAGGGGCTGCTGGCGCAAGGCTACATTGGCGAGATTGACTCCGGAGATTGGGAACTGGCCACGATCCGTCTGGATATCGACCGGCAGATGTTTAAGGATGGACAGGTAAAGATAGGTGCGCAAGTACTCATCGTTCCCCAACCGCCCAAAGCCGATACCGGGGCATGACTAGCATTTTGCTCCACCCCACGCCGTCAGAAAGTCCAGATGACGATTCCGCTTGCCAGTTTCGCGGGGGTCGTGGTATAATTCTTGTGGCTGGCAACGGCCTGTCGAGACTAACCAACTTGACGTCATCACTGTAGATTATGAGAACCCTTGAGGGTACTCGCTTCCCGTTTACAGTGCGGGATTGCTTCTGTGGTGGAAGCGGCGGGTGACCTCAAGGGTTTTCTATTTGGAGTTGCTATGAGCATTAGGAAGCAGAATAGACGTAGGCGATGGAAGATGGGCATTTCGTTTCCTCGATCTACCAAAGAATCGCTAAGATACCTCAGGGGAATCTTGAATGGCAAAACCAGTAGCAATAATTGACCACTGCGCCCTTGGCTATGGCTTTCAACCTCAATGCGGCTATTCAGATGGCACGATTTTATTCAGCAAGAGAGCCGACTTGCTTCTGAACCGTGACTATTACAAACACGATCCCGACAATCTCGCTGCATGGCCGATTGATCCGGCTACCGGGGAGAAGTTGCCCCCCAAGGAGACCCCATGAGCATCTGCAAAGACTTTGAGGAACGCCGAGCCTTTCCCGTACCTAACGGCCCAGCTATGTTCTACTGGGATGATGTGGGTCACCTACTGAGACACGCCCGCGCTCTTGAGGCGATGCTCAAAAAGCATGAGTGGAGCCATGGATGGTGCGTCGAGTGTGGTAATGATAGGCCATTTGGCCACGCCCCCGACTGCGAACTAGCCAAGCTGCTAAAGGACGTGGAATGACAAAGACGCATTGTGATCTCTGTGACGAAGTTATAGAGTTCGGTAAGGTTGATAGGATTAGGCTGGATAACTACACTGGCCCATATGCTGATGTCTGTGGGGACTGTAAGGGGAAGTACGCGGCCATCATTCAACCGATTGAAGATGAGTACATGGCTACCCTCAGGCGCGGGACTCAAGAGAAACTGCGGAAGATCAAGGAACTATTCCCGAACACGACCTTGGGTGGTGCGGAGGCTAGCGACTGATGTCACGAATACGAACCATCAAACCCGAGTTCTTTACATCCGAAGACATCACTTCATTGACGCCACTTTCACGCCTCTTTTACGCGTCGTTATGGTGCGAATGTGACCGGGAGGGTCGCTTCGAGTACAAGCCGGGGACCTTGAAAAACCGCTATTTCCCCGCTGACAAGCTCGATATCGAGGACTTGATGGATGAGCTAGTCGCTAGGAGGATGGTTAGGCTCTACCAACCAGACGGATTCCCCGTTTTGGGCTTCGTGGTATCCTTCAAAAAGCATCAGGTTATCAATAATCGGGAGGGAGAGTCCCTTCTACCACCATTTTCTGATGACGCGTGCTTCACGCGTGAAAGCCGTGTGAAAGCGGAAGGAAGGAAGGAAGGAAGGGGAAAGGAAGGAAGGAATAAGACTCCTACGGAGGTTGCCGTCACCGACAACTTGCTCCGACCCATCCTCGACTCATTCCTGAGTGAAGGAAACTTCGCCAACTACCAGAAGGAAACCGTGTGTGCAAAGGCCATCATCAAGGCGGTGCGCAATCTATCGCCTGACAACCCCGAGAAGGCGGCTGAGTTGCTGCTCGTAACCTTCCGCCAGCTTGTCCACGGTACTGACAAGTTTTGGGCCGGTCAGCCGTTCCTACCCTCCGGCCTATCGCCACTGGTCGAGCGCGTATGGGCAGAGGCAATCAAGACGCACCGAGGCCAAGACACAACGTGGCTAGAGCGTGTCAGGAATGGCCAGTCATGAAAGGCACCGACCTGATGATAGCTAAGCTCCAAGAGTACTACGGCATGGCCTACAGCGAGGGGATGGGCAAGATCATCGTTTCGTACCTGGACAACTTCGACGACAGCTTCAAGCCCTACCTGATGGCTGAAACCTTCAAGGCTCAGTCAGCTTCGTTCAAGGCGCTTCCTGACGTGGCCGTGTTTGAGTCCGTGATGAAGTCAGCTAGGTCGTCATGGGAAGAGGCGCTAGGCAAGTACATGGCGCTTGGTGTGCCGCGACCGGCCCCCGAGGAGCTAGTGACCGACCAGCAGCTAGATGAGTTCGCCAGCGACATCAAGAGCCTAGTAGAAGCCAAACTACACGGCCAGATGGACGAACTAGTGGAGCGGTGGAAGAATCGAGTAAAGACGGCTCGTCGTGAGCCCTACAGCGATAGGTAAGGAGGGAGAGATGGGTAAGGTTTTTGAAGACGCGCAACTGGTCGTGAATCATGTTCGGTTTATAACACCAGAGGCGCGTAGATTCTTTCGAGTTGGTATGATTTATACCGTGAACACATCTAGATCGGGGTATGACAAAAAACCAGATGGCCGGTTTGAAGCTGATGGATCGGGGTGGGTATCGATTGTGGGGGTTCCTGATTCGATTGGCGATAGCAGGAGTTGCTGGGACTCTGATAAGTTCCGCCCCCTCAACGAAGACGACTACAAGCGCATCAGGGAGAAGCATGGCGACTCAGCGCCTAGCAAGATTCTAGGCTACTCATGGCCCGTGGGATCATACTACATCGTCAAGCCGGAAGGGCAGTCATGACCCCCGAAGACCGCGCCACCCTCGACGAATGCCTAGCGATCATCCGCGCGCTCATCACCTCAGCGACTCCGCGAGAACACAACGCGGCGCTTGTCCGGGCTCACGCGATGCTGGCTAAGATGGGGGTGGAAACCGATGGACACTAACCCCGAGAACTTCCGTCGGGACGCGGGATGGCCTTGTGTTGTCTGTGGAGCCATGGTCCACTCGGTAGAGATGTTAGGCATTCACTACAACGCCCACACCGAAGAAGAGAAGGAAGAGGCTTGGTCTAGAACACACCAGGCATTCGAGAAGACCTTGCAGGAACGCAGGCACGTGTTCGCGCTGGTGCCGGTGAGGGAGGGGAGATGAGACAACTCATGATTCAGGGCCAAGTATGTTTAGTTGATGACGATTTCTACGAGCATGCATCCAAATACAAATGGCGGTTGATCCATGGATATGCTACCAGGCACACAACGAAAGACGGCATCCAATACGACTTCAAGATGCATCGGGAAATCATGAATCCACCGAAGCACTTGGACATCGACCATATTGATGGCAACCGGCTTAATAACCAAAGGTCAAATCTACGCGTTGTCACTCGCCAACAGAACCTATGGAACAATAGGGTAAGATCGGACAGCCGAACTGGATTCAAAGGAGTGTCCTATCATCCGACCAAGAGAAGGAAATACCGGACGATCATTACCCTAAATGGCAAGCGCATTCCACTTGGATATTACATGACGCCTGAGGAAGCTCACCGCGCATACTGCATGAAGGCCAAGGAGCTGTTCGGCGATTTCGCCAACTCTGGCATCCCCACGGAGGTAGACGAATGAAGCTCACTGCAATCCTGCTAGTCATGCTGCTGGCAAGCTCGTGCCTAGTCGCGCAATGGACACTTCATGTTCCTGGCGGCTACTATGTGACGACGTGGAGGATGGGGGAGTGAGCGACTGGAATAGCGTGAAGATCGATAGACCAGGATATATGATCCTCAATCCTCCGATGTCAAAAGAGCAACGAATTCTGCGCGATCTTGAATTGGAGGCCGAGGAAACGGGGGACAGAACGGAACTCATACGATTCAAGCGCCAGATGGTTCAGGAGCATAGACGACCGAAGACGCAAGAGGAGATCGACTACGCCGAAGCTATGAAGGAACTCGACGAGATCGCTCCGGGATGGAAGGAATGAATCAAGAGCGCTTCGATAAACTAGAGAAAGCATTTGCTCAGATGATGATTGATGTCCTTTTTGTCCGAGCGCTCCAACCCGAACTGGGAAAGCGCATGAAGAAGAACCTAGACTCGATGGAACGAGAAGTCTTATGCCTCATCAGGCTTGACTCACCCGGTATGACAAAGTAACATCTAGGCATGGGACTACGCGGACCGAAGAAGGGTGAGGGCGGAAGGCCGCCGAAGTTTTCTACGCCCGAGGAGCTTGAAGCGGCCATAGAAAGCTACTTCGAATCCTGTCAACCAAAGCCTATATTTTTCGATGCGCCCGATGGTGAAACTGTCATGGTGAAAGATGCCAGGGGCAATCCGGTCATGACTAACGCTACGCCGACAACTGCTGGTCTCGCGCTTCATTTAGGATTCGCTGAGCGTCAATCGCTATATGACCAGAAGGATCGTGGCGAAAACTTCTCTGTCGTTTTTAAAAGGGCCATCAGCCGAATCTTTGCCCATCATGAAGGGCGGTTGAGCGAGAACAATCCTACTGGGTCAATCTTCTGGCTGAAGAACCACGGAATGAGTGATAGGACAGAAGTGGAGCATTCCGGCTCCGTACGCATCTCGGATGACGTTCCCACGAGCTAACGAGACAGTCGTCTCCGTCCGCGAACTCATCGCGCCGTCGTTCTATGCGCTCCACCATCAGATCAAGTCAGGCGATGTCCGCGAGGTTTGGGCTAAGGGCGGTCGCGGCTCCACTAAGTCGAGCTTCGTCTCTATTGAGATCATGTTAGGGCTCATCGCCGATCCGCAGGCCCATGCATTCATTTCCCGGCGCTACGACAACGAGCTACGCGACTCGGTGTTCGGTCAGCTTAAATGGGCTGCTAAGAAGCTTCATATTGACCACCTTTGGGACTTCATCACGTCGCCCTATGAAGCGACCAATAAGCATACTAAGCAGAAGATCGTATTCCGTGGCCTCGACGATCCTGACAAGGCGCGGTCGTTCAACCCCGGATTCGGCTATGTGAAATACTTTTGGGCCGAGGAAGTCAACCAGTTCGGTGGCATGGAAGACGTGCGCAACATCCTGCAATCGCTGTTCCGTGGTGAGGGCGACGGTCAGGTAGCTTTCTTCACGTTCAACCCGCCGAAGTCTGCGCGGTCATGGGTGAATGCCGAGGTAAAGATATCCAAGCCTGGGCGCATCGTTCATCATTCCACCTACCTTGACGTCAATCCATCATGGCTTGGTGAAGTGTTCCTTGCCAACGCTGAACACTCGAAGAAGACGACGCCAGATGCCTACCGCCACGAGTATATGGGCGAAGAGATTGGCACTGGCCTTGAAGTGTTCAACAATATCGAACTACGGAATCTGGACGACGAGGAGTGCGCCGCGCTCATCAACATCCGGCAGGGCCTAGACTGGGGCTATGCGGCTGACCCGCTCTGGTTTGGCCGAATGAGCTATGACCGCAAGCGCCGTCATCTGACGATCTTCGGAGAGATATCAGGGATCGGTATTTCTAACCGCAGGCTGAACGAGATGGCCCCTGAGGATTGGAAGCGACAACAGACGCGACCAGATAGCTCTGAGCCTAAGAGCATCGATGACATGAAAAATGAGTATGGGTGGAACATGCTGGCCGCGACCAAGGGTCCTGGTAGTGTTGAGACTGGGATGAAATGGCTTGCCGACCTGGAGAGGATCACGATTGACCCGACACGGTGCCCATTGGCTGCTTTTGAGTTCGTGAACTATGCGCTTGAGATTGGCCGCGACGGTCAGGTGAAAGAAGGGTATCCCGACAAGAACAACCACAGCATTGATGGAACTAGGTATGGCCTTGAGGACGTCATGAAGCCAGAGCCTAAGGTTGTCCGCGCCGCCGAACCTCAGCCCATGGCGAACCACTGGCGATAATGACCCACCACTTGACAATCTGACTCACATGGGTAGAAACTACGCGCATGAGTCACTTTGATACGGAGGTGCGTTGATGGGCCTTGAAGATATCGAAGACGTGGTTGAGGTTGTCGTCAATCTTCCCGGCACAATCATTGAGTCAGTTTCTGATGCCATCGAGGGCTTGTTTGATGGCGAATGAGTTCTCCGCCAAAGAGAGAGACGCTTTCGAATCTCTGCTTAAGAGCTTCGCCGAACACTGCCCTCCATCTGATCGCAAAGGACCGCGCCCGTCGATTATTACTACGATTCAATATTGGCTTGGGGTTAGTCGCCGGAAACTCGGTAGCTGGATTGCTGGCGTCAGGCTTGATGAGGACGACGAATGACCCCAATTCACGAACATGGCTGGAAGGGTGAACGCGACCGCGCGAAGCTCCTTGGGATGTACTATGAGCTTGCGGCCAGCTTCTTCTTCAAACCCCTGGCCGACTGGCAGCTTGCCAAGATGACCAACCACCAGCTTGACCGCCTGTGCCGCGACACGTGGGACCGACAGCCGAGCAAGGAACAGCGCTGGTATGCAGAGAAACACAAGATGCGCGTCCGGTCCGGTGAGTTCGCTTGGCGCTGGTTCTGGCATGACCTATTTCATCCCCCGAAGAAACCTAAGGTCATCCCGACGTTGACGCCTGCTCCCGAGTCGTCCATCCCCTTTGTAGGAGCGGCTGACTGATGGCTAACTACCGCTCATTCCAGGGCTGCCGCATCAAGCAGTCAGCCGATAAACCAAAGCGCTTCTGGATTGTCAATGAGGCGACGGGCAAACCCACTGAAACTGGCCGAGACCGAAAAGATGAGCCCATCATGTGGCTTGAGCCCTCGACATTTGACGAGGCTGAGAAGTGGATTGCGGACAACTTGGCTCCTGTAACGGTATCAGAGACAACTGCCGTTGACGCTCTTGAAGTGGCGGTTCTACCCGCGATGCACCTTGAGTTCGACGGACCAATTGAGTCCAATATGCCAACGTGGGCGCAGGATCATATCGACGCGCTTTTTGCCGATGCGCCAGAAGCTAATAAGAATGAGTGGACTCACTCGGGGATGGCTTGGGCGTTCGCCGAGAAAATGAACGCTACTGACCTGGAAGAGTTCGTCTACTTCCTGAATCAAGAAATCAAGAGGCGGTCAGAATGAGCGACACAACCTACGTTGATCCCGATCCTGAAACCATGGCCGATCCGAACGACGAAGCCCTGCGCAAGATTCACGCCGAGGCCATGAAGCGCTTCGACAATATCCAGTCCACCGTCTACGATGAGCGCATGCTTTGCCTGTCCGATCGGCGCTTCGTCTCGATTGCCGGTGCTCAGTGGGAAGGCGCGTTGCAGCTCCAATTCGAGAACAAGCCCCGCATGGAAGTGAACAAGGTCCTGCTTGGTGTTATGCGCATCATCAACGAGAAGCGTAACAACCCGGTAACGGTGGAGTTCCTGGCTAAAGACGATGCTGACGCCGATCAAGCCGACTTTGTGAACGGGCTATTTCGCGCTGACGAACAGGACTCTAACGCCGAGGAAGCCTATAACAACGCTTTCGAGGAAGCCGTCACCGGTGGCTTTGGCGCATGGCGATTGCGGGCTGATTATGAGGACAAGGAATCTGAGGATAACGACTATCAGCGCATTTGCATTGAGCCGATCTATGACGCCGATTCCTGCGTGTTCTTTGACTTGTCGTCGCAGAGACAGGACAAGTCAGACGCCAAGTTTGCCTTTGTCCTGATCGCCAAGACTCATGAGGATTTGCTTGAGGAGTGGGGCGAGGACCCCGCCGGATTCGACAAGTCCATCACGCAATGTTACTTCGACTGGGTGACTGACAACCAAGCCTACATTGCTGAGTACTATGTTGCCGAAGAAGTCAAAGAGATGGTCCAGGTCTGGCGCGACGTGCTAGGCGAAGAGAAGAAATACTATAAAGCCGACTTCCAGAACGACCCCGGTTTGCTTGAGCGCCTGCCTATCACTGGGAATACCTTTGTCCGCAAGAAAGCGACGGTACGCACCAAGATTCATAAATACCTCTTGAGCGGACAGTCCGTGCTTGAGGACTGCGGATATATCGCCGGTACGCAGATTCCCATTGTTCCTGTCTACGGTCGGCGGTTCTATATCGACGGAGTGGAACGGTGCGTTGGGCATGTTCGCCCTGGCAAAGACCCTCAGCGGATTCTCAACGTGGAAGTTTCTAAGATGGTCGAGCTAGCGGCCACCTCTTCGCCGAGCATTCCCATTCTCATGCCGGAACAAATTGCTGGTCATGAATCGAGCTGGAACCGCAGGAACATTGATCTCCCCGGATACTTACTCACCAACCCGATCACCGACGCGCAGGGCAATATGCTCCCCGCTGGACCTATTGGGTACATCGCCCCCCCCGAAATTCCGCAGGCATGGGCCGCACTCATTCAGCTTGCCAATCAGGACATCGAGCAGATTCTCGGCAACCGCCAGAACACCGACAAGATCGTAGCAAACATCAGCGAAGAGACGGTAGCGTCCGTGCAGTCCAGCGTGGATATGCAGACCTATACGTTCATTTCCAACTTTGCCTTGGCCATGAAACGGAGCGGAGAAATCTACCTCCCGATGGGCAAGGAAATCTATGTTGACGAGGGCCGGAAGGTCAAAACCATCACCGAACAGGGTGATGCTCAAGTAGCGGAAATCAAGGCCCCCGCGATGAGCGACAACGGGGCGACCACGGCCAACGACTTGTCCAAGGCTTCCTTTGACGTCATTACCGACGTCGGGCCCTCTTCTAAGTCCCGACGCGATGCGACCGTGAAGAAGCTCATGCAGATGATTGCCGTCCCTGGTCTCGACCCCCAAACCATGCAGATTCTGCAATACCTCATCCTTCTGAACACCGAAGGCGAAGGCATTCAAGATGCGCGTGAGTATGCCCGCAAGAACCTCGTAAAGAACGGAGTACTCAAGCCCACCGACGAGGAAGCCAAGGCCATGCAGCTGGAATCGGCCAAGCCAGACCCGAATGCCGAGCTTCTAAAAGCCGCTGCTAACGAAGCTAACGCCAATGCGCAGAGAGCGCAGGCGGACGTCGTGAAGACCATGGCCGAGATTGAGCAGATCAACGCTAAGACTATCGAGACCCTGGCCACGGTCGAAGCTAAGACGAACGGCATGGCGATACAACTTGCGGAACTCGCGGGCTATCTGATGCCTAAGGGGTCGCCCGGTCAGGAGCCACAGCCGTTGCCCGCAGGAACTACAATTCCCCAACTGAACCAACCGGCTCCCTAGCCGTAAAAAGGAGAGAAGATGCCCGAAGATACTGAAGTGATCGATAGCCCCGAACTTGAGGTTCCGGTCGAGACGCCGGAAGAAGAGATTGCCGCCGTCACGCTTGGCGAAGTAGCTGAGCCTAAGGACGGTGAGGAAGCCCCTGAGGCAACCAACGGCCATAAGAGTTTGCCGGGGCAGTTGCGCGACCTCTATAAAGGTGCCAAGAGAGAACTTGCTGAGGAGCGAAAGAAGCGCCTTGAACTTGAGGCTAAGTTGAACGGCGCCCAGGCCCAGGAGGTGTTGCCACCCAAGCCCAAGTTTGAGGATAGCTACGATTCCGATAAGTTCGCTACCGATCTACTCGCATGGGAAGACAAGCGCCGCGCCCATGAGGCCAAACAGAATCAGGCTATGGAACAGCAGAAGGCCCTTGAAACAGATTATCAGTCCAGGCTGGCGCGGTATGAGGAGAACAAAGTCCTGCTCCCCTTCGATGACTTTGATGTAGCCGAGGCGGCTGTCATGGAAGCGCTGGACGAGACCCAGCGGGCGCTTATCATTAAGGGCGCAGTTAATCCTGATGTTCTGGTCTATGGGCTGGGCATGAATCCTGACAAGCTCAAGGCGCTTGCCCAGTTTAAAGACCCGGTAGACTTTGTTCGTAACCTTGCATGGCTTGAAGCCAGGGAGTTGAAAGTGGAAAAGAGAACCGCGACCAAGACGGAGCCGGAACGCACGGTTAGAGGCACCGCGCCTATTTCCGCGCAGACTGTTGACAAAAAGCTTCAAGCACTCGAAAATGAAGCTGAGCAGACTGGCGATTGGACTAAGGTCATTCGGCATAAGCGCGAAATGAAGCAAAGGGAAGCCCAGCTTCTATCGCGCCGCTAGTTTGTTTGGGTATCGCTAGCCCTTAAATAGCAGCCGTTCGCATGGTAGCCGTCCGACCGAAACCGGATGAGTCAGGTATTTTGGCGACCCGTTGGGATTGCCTAATCACGATTCATCCGTTTCAGGAGGACATACTATGTCCGCTAACGTTTTCCCCAAGGAAATCCGTATCGCGTTTGAGGACGCGCTCGAAGGTTTCCAGGATGCGCTGGTCATGTCGGGCACCGTCTCGACTTACCAGACCAATCCCCAGGCTATGGAGCGGTCGAGCGACGTCATCTGGCGTCCTCAGCCCTATATCATGCAGTCGTTCGAGGGTCAGGACCAGACCGCGAACTTCGTACCTCAGAACCAGCTTGTCATCCCTGCCGCCATCAACCGCCGCAGGGTTGTGCCGTTCACTCTGACGGATACCGAACTCCGAGACCTTCAGCAGAACAACCTTCTGGCTGATGCCGCTAAGCAGAAACTCGCGTCTGATATCAACATCTCGCTTTTGAACAACGCGGCTCTGCAAGGCACCCTCGTGGTCAAGCGTACTGTCGCGGCTACCGGCTTCGATGACGTTGCCTTGTGCGATGCCATCATGAATGAGCAGGGTATCCCGTTCGAGAACCGTTCGCTGGGCCTCACGACCCGCGACTACAACGGCATGGCGTCCAACCTTCAGGTTGCCTCCCGGTCGTTCGATGGTGCCAAGACGGTCAACGCCTATGAGCGAGCCTATGTTGGCCAAGTGGCTAGTTTCTCCACCTACAAGTTTGACTATCCCTACCGGCTTCAGGCGGCTGGCGGTGGCGGCGGCATCACGATCAACACCACGGATACGGCTTCGGGGCAGTATTACATTCCCAAGCCCTTGTCGGTTGCGACCAGCACGGAAATGTCGCCCGTGGATAACCGCTTCCAGACGGTCACGGTGTCGAGCACTACCGGCGTAGTTGCTGGCGATGCGTTCACGATTGCCGCCCTCAACGCGGTGCATCACATCACCAAGCAGGACACCGGCCAGCTCAAGACGTTCCGGGTCATCTCGGTTCTGACTTCGACCACCATGGTTATCTCGCCTCCGATCATCACCAACCAGCTTGGCACTTCGGATGCGGCGGCTCAGTACCAGAACTGCGTGATTAACACCAAGGCTTCGAACTCGGCGATTGTGTTCCTGAATACCGTGGCCGCTGGCGTCAACGCTTTCTGGCAGAAGAATGCTATCGAGATTCTTCCTGGCACCATCGTGATTCAGCCCGGTTCCGGCGTGGACTTCATGCAGGCTTCGACCGACCAGGGCGTACAGCTCACCATGACCCGTCAATGGGATATCAAGACTTCTCAGATGCTCTACCGTTGGGACGTCCGTTGGGGCGTCGTGAACAAGCAGCCTGAAATGACGGGCATTATGCTCTTCAACCAGACCTAAGGAGGCAGGAAAATGGCTGATACTACTGTTTTTCGGCAGGGTAAGTACGTTGTCAACGTTCCTGCCAACAGCAAGATTGCGGTGGCCACTAACGGCAAAGCGATCATTTCGACGTTGGGCGGATCGGCTCAGGCTCAGATTCAGGAACCCGTGTTCCTGGCTGTAGCCGCCGCTGGCGTGCCCTATCTCTCGGCGGTGTTCTCTACTTCGATTGTTACTACGGTCGTGGTCGAGAACGTCCAGGAATCTCCCACCTTTGTCCAGGTTGGCGTGAGCCCCAACCCGATCACTTGGTCGGATGGGCTCTACCAGCCCACTCCGGGCACCCTGAACGCGACCGGCGCTCTCACGCTGGCCCTGCTCCAGACTAGGATTGTGACCTCGACCACCGGCGCGGCTGTTGTCGCAACCCTGGACACGGGCACCGTCATGGATGCGGCTCAGACTTGGGCTGTGGGCGACTCGATTGACTGGAACGTCATCAACACGGGCGGCAACGCCTTTACGGTGACGGCTGCGGCTGGACATACCATCGTGGGCGTGGCGGCTGTCGCTACGGTCACCTCGGCATACTTCCGTACCCTGAAGACGGCGGCCAACACCTTCGTCACATACCGCATTTCATAATTGATGGGGCCGGGAAAACTCGGCCCCTCTTTCAAAGGAGTGAACTATGGATTTCCCGATCAATGTCTACCATAGCCCTGGACCGAATCAGGTTCCCGGCGGCAAGAGTTTTGCGCTGCTGTCAATTTCTGATGAGCCCACCTACAAAGCGGCTATCAAGGCTGGTTGGTATGCCACCGTTCCCGAATCTGTCGAGAACACCGGCAAGCCCCTGGCTGAAATCGTCATCGAAGAGCCCAAGCCTGCGAGGGCTAAGGCTGAATAATGGGCTGGTCCAAGCGCCAATTCGTGACCGCTGCTTTTGAAGAACTCGGCATGGCTGACTACGTGTTCGACCTCGGACCCGAAGAGCTTCAAGGCGCTGTCAGGCGTTTGGACACGCTCATCTCTGAATGGAGCGGATTAGGAATCCAGCTTGGGTACCCGCTTGTTTCTAACCCCGACAATTCAGACTTAGACACCGACACCCAAGTGCCGATTTCATCGAATAGCGCGGTATTCCTGAACTTGGCCATCCGCATCGCTCCCAGCTACGGCAAGACTCCCCAGCCTGAAACTAAGCTAGCGGCCAAGAAAGGCTATGATATCTTATTCGCCCGTGCCGCTCAACCTTCGGTGATGCAACTGACCGCCAACACGCCTCTGGGTGCTGGTAATAAGATGTGGCGCGGGGTGCCTCAGCCCTTCGTCATCCCCCCGACCGATTCTGACATCGGTGAGCCCCAACCTGACGTGGTTCTGCCACAAGGAATCTGACATGTCTGGCACCTTGAATACGACTGACACGGTAAGCTCAGGTGACAAGTTTGTCATCTGGTCGGCGAATGATGGACAGTATGAGGGCGCGACACTTCAAACCGTAGCCGATGCTATTGAGCCTCTTCTCACCTCTCCTGGCGAATACTCGACCCAATATTCCGCACCTTCCGCCACGGGGTTTACCACTACGGTGGTGGCTGGTAGCCTCGGGCAGACCGATATCAGGCTCATCATCACTCCCGCCGCTGGCTATGCGAATGGGACCATTGTTCTGCCTCTTGCTTCGACTTGTATTGACCATCAGCGCCTTCTGGTGACCTGTACCCAGTCCGTAACCACCCTTGCAACTACGCTCAACGGTGCTGTCGCTGCTCCCGGCGTTCCCACCACTCTCGCGGCCAACGCTTTCTTCATGCTCATGTTCGATATGCCCACCCTGAACTGGTATCGGGTCGGCTAAGGAGTTTCTATGATCGTCAATCCTTTCACGCCTGATATCGGGGCTGGTCAAAGCGTCTCGACAGGTGCCGGTTCGGCCAGCATAAGTCTCAACGCCAACTCCAAATGTGTGCGAGTCGTGAACTATGGCGCTACAAATGGTGCCTATGTGCGGGTTGGCAAGGGTGCGCAGACTGCCACGGCGGGAGATACCTTTATCCGGGCCAATAGTGAACTGGTCATTTACAAAAACGATCAGGACACGCTGGCATATATCCAGCTCACTGGCGCTACTACGCTTCATGTCCAGACGGGCGACGGCGGGAGCTAGCCTTGAGTGCCATCCCGATCCTTTCGGGCGTCTACACTTCCGAGGCCGGGGACTTTCGCGCTTCCTACCCGGTCAACCTCGTACCTTTGCCTGTCGCTACCGGGATCAGCGGGGCCTATCTTCGGCCTGCTGATGGAGTTGTTAGCCAAGGGAATGGACCAGGAATAACTCGCGGTGGAATCAACTGGAACGGCATTTGTTATCGTGTGATGGGCTCAAGCCTAGTATCAATTGATGCCAGCGGGAATCTCACTACTATTGGAGATGTTGGATTTGGCGGTCAGTGCTCCATGGATTATTCTTTTGATCGACTAGCAATTGCTTCCAACAACAATCTCTTCTATTGGGATGGCGTCACCTTATCTCAGGTCACTGATCCTGATCTTGGGGTTGTTCTAGACGTGGTATGGGTGGATGGATATTTTATGACAACCGATGGCGAGCATTTGATTGTTACAGAACTCACCGACCCATTCTCCGTTAACCCCCTCAAATATGGATCATCGGAGGCTGACCCCGATCCTATTGTAGCGGTCCTGAAGTTGCGAGATGAGATTTATGCAGTCAATCGCTATACCATCGAGCTATTCAATGATGTTGGCGGGTCGCTATTCCCATTTTCCAGAAACTCAGGCGGACAGATTCAGCGCGGGGCGGTTGGAACTCATGCCTGCTGTGTATTCTCGGAAGCAATTGCCTTTGTTGGCAGCGGACGGAATGAGGCCCCATCCGTCTATATTGGCCAGAATGGCACAACGAGCAAAATCAGTACTAGAGAAATTGATCTGCTGCTAGCCACCTATAGCGAGTACCACTTATCAGTTTCAGTGCTTGAGTCAAAGGTTTCGGGGAATCAAAACCAACTCTGGTTCAGGTTGCCTGACCGGACGCTTGTTTTTGATCTAGCCGCTACTTCTGCGGTTGGAGAACCGGTATGGTTCATACTCACCAGTGCCATGAATGGGTTCTCCGCATATCGAGCTAAGGATTTGGTCTGGTGCTATGATAGGTGGCTTGTTGGTGATGGAACCGATATTGGATATGGGTATCTCGATACCTCGACCTCGACCCAATGGGGAACTGCATATCGCTGGGAGTTCGGCACCGGTATTGCCTACAACTCCTCGATGGGGGCGATCTTCAACCGCCTTGAACTTGTGGCACTGACTGGTCGGATTGCGCTTGGGACTGATCCTTTGATTACAACCTCCTATTCCGATGATGGCGAAACCTGGAGCCAAGATCATCCCATCCATGCCGGAAAACAGGGCGCCCGAGCCAAGCGCCTCGTTTGGTATCGTCAGGGCAAGATGCGCAATTGGCGGGTACAGCGGTTCCGGGGGGACGCTCGGGCGTTTATCTCATTTGCACGGCTTGAGGTTCAAGTTGAACCTCTGGCGGTCTAAATGGCTGGAGGAACTCTAGTACCAACCAGGGATCAACTCAAACGCTGGTGTACGGATAACGACGGAACCGACGAGGATTTGCTCAGGAAAATAGAACAAGTGTTTTTCGGGGTCGATGATATACCGGCGCTTCAGGATGGTGTTGATGATAATACCCTAAGCATAGCTACTCTGTCAGACTTGGTTCGGCCCATTACTGTTGATCTTATCCGGCCGCTATCCTCAACCGTCGCTTCTAACACAACCTATAATCTGACTCCGGCACAGTCTACAGAAGGTATGAAAACGATATTTATACCGTCGGCCTTTCTCATTGCGGCTGCTGGCGGACCGTTCACGCTGACAATTACGACAGGGGCTGGAACAACGGCGATAGTCGCTATTGCCGCCTCATCGGATGCTATCAATAGCGGTGATCTTATGTTCGATGTCCATGTTGACGCCACTGGTAACGTCGTGGCAAAAGACTGGTCATTCATTGGGTCAAACTCTAATGGAACCTATGAAATACGTTCGGATGGTCTGTCGCAACAATTCGGCAAGACTACCAATGATACGGCATCGGCTGGCGTAGCTAATTATTTTGGGTCCACTTCAGGAAATATGGCATTTGATGATACCCCTATCACGTTCCCATTCCCATTTATCGGAGGTTCTCTTCCGTCAGTGGCAGTAGGCCAGATGAGCAATATAACGCATTGTTCACCGCTCACAATTAATGCCACTGGGTTCACGCTCAGATTTCTGGATACAGCGGCCTTTCTCATCAATTCAAAGACGGCTACATGGCAAGCAGTCGGCCCATGGAGATAATCTTGTCCGATATCAATATGCATGCTAATATTAATTCAGCCGAGGTATCGAGTTCCGGCGCTCAATCAGGGGAGTCTATGACTACTGAATTGGCACCGCAAGTTGAACTCGCCTACCGTGTTGAGCGCGAACTGCTCAAAATGCCTCAGGCTGACCATTCCACCGAGCATGCCTTTGTTGACGGAGTTTATGCTAGGACGTTTAGCGTACCGGCTAATATCCTACTCACTGGCGCGATGCATCGTCATCCCTCATTCTTCGTTGTTCGGTCAGGGCTATTTCTAGTCACTACCGATGCGGGGGACAAGATTCTAGGCCCTGGCGCAATGATTCCTACCAAACCCGGTACTAAGCGCATTCTATTCACAATAACTCCCACGGTCATTACAACCTTTCATGCCAATCCGACTAATGAAACAGACCCCAATAAACTTTGGGAAATGTTCACGATACCGGAACCCGAGGACTTGAATTTGCTATTGGGTAAAGCGGAGGCGCTATCATGAGTTTTTGGGTTGCTGGTGCAGCCGTAGTGGGAGCCGCAGCTACTGCCGGGGCCACCATCTATACCGCCAATTCTCAGGCGGAAGCCGCTAAGAAAGCTTCAGAAAGCCAATCTGATGCGGCGCAGGCTGGTATCGCAGAACAGCGGCGACAGTTCGACCAGATTCAATCATTGCTTGCGCCCTATGTCCAGTCTGGTAACGCGGCCATGAGCGCTCAGAACGATCTGAATGGAATCAACGGTCCTCAGGCCCAACAGGCGGCTATCCAGCAGCTTCAGAACAGCCCGCAGTTTGCATCCCTAGTCGGGGCCGGTGAAAACTCTATCCTCCAGAACGCGGCGGCTACTGGAGGATTGCGTGGCGGCAATACTCAAGCAGCTCTTGCGCAGTTTCGCCCCGCGGTGCTATCCCAACTCATCAACGATCAATATTCCCGTCTCGGTTCTCAAGCGGCGCTTGGCCAAGCCTCGGCGGCAGGGCAGGCGGCGGCTGGACAGCAGAATGCCAACAGCGTTGCCGCGTTGCTTCAGCAACAGGGGGCCGCTCAGGCTGGTGGAGCACTCGCTCAGGGCGCTCAGCAAGGACAGATAGCGTCGGCGCTTGCGGGGGGAATTGGAACATTGAGCGGAATTAATTGGGGCAATCTCTTTGGCGGCACCCCATCACCCACACAGGGCGGACAAACTGTCTCGCCGACGACTACTCCTCAAGGATAGGTGAGATATGAGTGACGGACCAATCAACTATACTTCTCAGTTCGCTCCTGCTGTGCCTCCTACCGTTGCCTTTGCTCAGGGGCTTGGAATCGCTGACCGAGCTAATCAGCAGATTGCCGCGCAACAGGCGGCGCAAGCTCAGGCCCAGGCCGAGGCGCAACGGAAACAACAAGTTCAGGCGCTCATTGCCAAGATCAACAGCCCTCAGGGAACGGCGGCAGATAGGATGATGCTGACGACTATCGTCGCCCCTGAACAAGCCAAGATTCTGGAAGATCATGCGAATACCCTCGATGCCGATAAGCTCAATGGAAGCATCCGGGATGCAATGGGCATTTTCTCGGCGCTTGACCAGGGAGCAACTGATACCGCTATAGACCTGATGGGTCAGATTCGAGATGCCAGAAAGGAAGCTGGCGATACTGACGGCGCGAAACTCATGGACACCTGGATTCAGAGCGCGGACATTAACCCGAACTTTGCCAAGGACAATATTGCTACTCTCATTGTAACGAGCCAGCCAGGGCGCGACGCCTTAGATGCCTATAAAAAACTCCACCCCACCCCTGAAGCGCCGAAGCTTTCAAACCAGGGCGAAACCACCGTCAACAAAGCGGTTGAGGATCAATCTGATTTACTTTCTCAGGCCGCACAATATGGCGATATCGCCGAGGCTATTGATAGGGCAAAGCCTAGCAGTGGATGGGCTGGCAAGGGCTGGGAAGAGATCAAGAAGGCCGTGGGAAGCCAGGACGTTATTACCACTCTCAAGCAGGAATGGTTGCGGCTTAAGAATCCCGAAGTTCTCAAAACCCTCCCCCCTGGCGCGGCTTCTGACCTTGATATCAAGACCGCACAGGCCGCCTTTCCTGATGAGAACGCCAATCCGAATCAGATTGCTTCCTTTGCTAGAGGAATTGCCAAACTCAAGAACTATCAGGCTTCAGTGAGCGGCCTGAAAGCTGACTGGGTGAGCGCTAACGGAGACCTTGGCACCGCTAAAAATAGCTTCTCCATGACCATCCCTGGTCAGCCCGAGCCAATAGAGGTCGCTAAGGGCGATACCTTTAGAAAGGTCCTGGGGAAACTGCCGGTCCCTAAAATCGCTACAAGCCAGCTCAATGCCTTCCCCGCATCGGGCAAGCCAGTTCTCAATGGCCTCACTGTCACCGACCAAGATGGGATTGTGCATACCTTCCCCGATGCGGCCAAAGCTAAGAAGTTCTATGAGATGATCCAATGACGGCAGAAGAGCGCAGGAAGCTAGCTGAATCTCTTGGCGGTACCACTTCGGAAGCGCCAAAGAAAGCCAAGAAGAGCAATTCGGAACTCGCGGCTGAACTTGGGGGCACTACTTCTATGCCCACGGGAAAGTCCGCTATGGAAATGTCTTCGGCAGCTCGTGACAATCTCACTACCGAACAGCGTGGGCAACTCGCCCAGGAAGCCATGGCCGCGCTCAATGGACTACCATCTGCACAAGCTGCTCAGCAGGCGGCTCAAGGAACTACTGCCGAAGGATTGGCCGGAGCGATTGACCGTGGCGCATGGCAGGGAGCTTCGGCGATTCCTGGAATGGTCGTGGACCCTATTGTTTCTCTCGTCAACACTGTCCTCCCTGAGAACATGAAAGGCGCTTCGATTCATGACAGCATCGACTGGATTCTGACCAAGCTTGGCGTTCCTGAACCCAAGAGCGCAACAGAGCGGATTCTTCAATCCGGGGTTGCTGGCGCTACCGGAGCCTCAACTATTGCTAGGCTTGGCGGCGCTATGGCTGGTGGCCCTATGCAGGCCCCTAGCACTCTAACTCGAGTCGGCGAGGCTATGGCCGCTGATCCTGATCAGCAAGTCGCGGGTGGTCTCGGCGGAGGCATCGCTCAACAGACGGCTGCTGAGATGGGCGCTGGACCTGTCGGACAGCTTGGGGCCAATCTCGCTGGAACTATGATTGGTGGCACTATTGCTGGCAAGCCTGGAATGCGCCCGGCTCCGGCTGAACCCGCGCCGCTGAAAACCATGGACCTGAAAACGCTCCTCAGGAAGTCAGGAAGCAACGCCGTCAAACAGCAACTTGCCCAGCGGCTTGACGTCAATCCCGATGAGATGGCCGCTTCCCAGCGCCTTGGCATGAACTTACCCCCCGACATTTTCTCGCAGAACACGCAGATGAAAGAGCTTGCCGGGGTGGCTCGTGGCGTCCGTGGGAGTGAGGCTAGCCAAGACTGGGCTAATGTTCTCGCTGATTCGCTCGACAAGGCCGATGAGACCCTGAAGAACATCGGGGTTGTTTACGAGAATGGCAAGCCGTCTCTTCCGGTAGTTTCCGCCAATGTCCTGCATGATCTCACTTCTGCCCGTGATGCGAATATTAACGCAGCCAAGGACGTTTTTAAGCGCGTGGATGAGGTTGTCCCGAAGTCAACGCCAGTAACACTTCCTAATACCGTGAAGGCTTTGAAAGCGATCCAAGATGAGGTTGGGGACCAGATTTACCCGCAGGAGAAAGCATTGCTCGATACATTGCAGAAAGGCAATCTAACCTATGGCGGGTTCATCCGCATCAAGAATGGAATAGGCGAAGCTCTGAGCGGGCAAGGCCCATATGCTGACCTCAAGGGGGCATCTGCTTCCAGGTTATATGATGCGCTTAAGGAAGATCAGCGCTTCAATGTCGGCAAGCTCGGAAGCCCTGCGCTAGTCGAGGAGCTAGACGCGGCCAACTCTGCATACCGTCAGGGCAAAGACTTGCAGGACCTGGTTGTCCGGGGATTCGGCGAGAACGAGACTGGCGGTATCGGTTCCAAGCTTGTCGCGGCTCTTGACCCTTCCAGCCTCAAGAAAGATTCTTCCCAGTTTAACAAGGCCATGGAGTTTGTGCCCGAAGACTTGAAGGGTCAGGCCATCGCTACCGCCATCGCCTCGAAATCCCGCGCTACCTCGGGCGATAAGTCGGTGTTCAGCCCGAACAGCTATGCCGACGTCTATGAAGGGATCGTTGGAAATAAGGACGTTGCTAAGGAAGTCTTCAAGAATCTGCCTGAGGGCTCCTATCAGTTCATGACTGATCTCTATACGGTTTCAAAGGCCGTCCGCAATGCTCAAAACTCTATCTCTCGAACCGGCGCTTCCATGCAGGCATTCAAGGACACTCTTGGCGCTGATAGCGTCATTGACAGCGTGATGAATGCGGCGACCCGTACCGGTGCTGGCGTCCTCGGTGGCGCGGTTGGTACTGCGGTCGCTGGCCCTGGGGTCGGCACTGCTGCCGGTGCCGCTGGTGCGTATGCTCTCGGCGATAGTCTCATTAAATCCCGCCCCTCAGCTCTAGTGAAAGCAGGCAAACTATTGCGTAGCGAGAAGTTCCAGCAGATGGCCATCGACGCCGCGACTAAGAAATCCCCTCCCGAGGTTGCGCCAGTCGTTAACTCCACCGAGTTTAAGGCATTCGCCGATTCTGTTGGCATTCCTAAAAGTGAGCGTTATAACTGGCTCGTCGGGGCCCTAACTGGGTCTGCGCCTCAGTCATCGCTAGAAGCTAGCAGGAACAAGCCCAAGCCCATGTCAGCTCTCGAAACCAACCGCGCTAAAGGAGCCCGATAATGTCGTCACTGATCCAATCGCCATTTGAAATATTTCTAGACCAGAGAGGCGAACCGCTTCAAAATGGGCAGATTTTCATAGGGACGGTCAATCAGAACCCCGAGACCAACCCCATCACCGTATACTGGGACGCTGGGTTAACCATACCAGCCGTCCAGCCTATCAGGACCAATGGAGGCTACCCCTGGAGGTCTGGCACCGCTGCCCGTGTTTTTGTGACAGATGATTATTCCATCACTGTGAAGGACAAAAATGGAGTATTGGTTTTCTCAGACTTTACTGGATCGCCGTTCTCAGCATCATCTCTTTTGACCAAATTGAAATCCGTTGATGGCTCAGGGTCTGGCCTCATCGCTGAGGGATTGCAATCTATCCAAATTACTGACCTCAACTTTGACCCATCATTGCTTGGGCTTGCAGTTAGAGAGATTCGGACTTATACCACATCTTCGGGACCAGCCAACCCTCCCGCTGGTTCATCGACTACTTACTGGACTCTCATATTGAGTTTCCCAGCAACCGGAGAATTCAGGCTTGTTGCTATCCCCAATGGGGCTACTCAGAATATCTATACTCGTACCTGGATTGCCGGATGGTCAGCTTGGCAAACGGGCGGCGGCGCTAGCATTTCATTAACGAGTGGCAGCCCCTATTCCCTGGTCGCAGGAACTACACCGGAATTGCTCATCAATGCCACGACTAACCCCTATGTTGTCAACCTACCTGCCGCGACGGGATCGGGCTATCGTATACGAATCGTCAACACTAGCAATGTGATAACTGGAATAGTTAAAATTGCTCCCGCGACAGGAGAAAGAATCCAGCCCCTGGTCGGAGATGTTGCCGCATATATTCAGAATATTGACCAGTCCGGGACAGGATTCCTTCGTGGAAGTCTGGAACTTGTTGATGTGTTCTCAGGTAGATGGGCCGTTGTTGGGGGGCAGTTCATGCCCGAGCCTGGATCGGTGGATGCGGCTGGGACTCAATATTTTCTTGGTAAGCTTAGACATTTGCCGCTAGGGAATACCTCATCAAGATCAATTATAACAGGGTCGGCCCCAGGCATTGGTACCTTCTCTGCGTCTATCCAGGCAACGGGAGTAGTTGGTGTACCAAATGGGGCTAAGGCTGTAAGGGTCAAGGTTATCTATTCAATCTTTGCAACCGGGGCTGGCGATATATCACACGCAGTCTTATTCAGCGATAATAACTCGTCAGTACCGACCGCAAACACTGCGCACCCATCGCTGAGGATAGGTTCTATTGCAGTGGCAATTAATAATACGTTCTCCACGATATGTGAGGTAGATATTCCTCTTGATTCTACGGGTAAATTTTATACATATACACTGTCATCAACAAATGTTGGTAGCACATCATTATCAATAAACGCTGTGGGATATTATATGGGAGACTGAATAGAGAAGAATGTGCGGCTATATTTTTCCGGTCACCTTGATAAAAACTCTATCAATGCCACCAATAAGACGTTGCGTGACCAGATTCCCCTGGATAAAGTTGTCGGTCGAATGAGTACATGCATGATCAAATCCAATCGTCAACTCTTTCCAACGGATACCGCCAGAAAAAGTGTAGGTGTCTTGAATGGGAGCCATGTGGAAACCCTCACCTTTCTTGAACTCGTTACGCAATGACGTTCCAAGATAGATGCCGCTGGCATCGTCCTTCTGGCCCGAAAAAACGGGGTAGCTGAGTTCAAAACCATATTCGGCGTAAAGGACCGGGCCGACATGAAAGACATCTTGCACGGTATCGGTAGCGTCCGTGTCAGGCAGCACCCCCCCCTGCAGTGACCAAGCTAGGGTTAGAACTTGAAATATTGAATCCATGATAGCCTCCAATACAAGGCTATATCAGTTTCTGGATTTGACAATAGGACTTTGCACCAGGTATAACTGGTAGTAAAATGCTATAAGGAGTAACAGATGGCTTCAGCACGCGCTCTAGTAGGAACCTCCGGCTCTGGCCTGAACCCATCCATCAGGACCGACGAGCTTGGAAATATCCTATTCTCCGACGTCCTCAATGATCGGTTGGATCGTGGCAAGCTCTACTACGTCTTCGACCGCGCAACGCTGGCTATAGCCAAGACATTTCTCATCCGCGTGGGAGCCAATCCAGTCGACTTCAAATGGAATGTGAAGTGCGGGCTTTCGGCTCCTGTCGACCTTACAGAGGGCGTCAGCGTGAGCGCCACCGGATCAGCGGTTACAATCTTCAACTACACGCGAAGCGTGGTTACAGCTCCGGCGTTTACTGTGTTTTCAGGTCCCACCACTTCTAACGGCACCGTCATCTTCCAGACGCAGGCGGGATTTGGTGTCGGACTCACTCCGGTAGCCGGTGACTCACTGACATCACTCGCGGAGCCTGACATTCCATGGCGCTTGAAACCAAACACCGATTACACGTTTGCCTATACCCCTGTCGCGTCCATTGTGGCGCTATTCCATGGGGTGTTCTACGAAGTGGTCTAAAGGAGGATCATATGGCTAAATTGACTACGAAGGCACGGAAGAAGTTGCCCAAGAAAGATTTCGCATTGCCCACGACGAAGGACTATCCAATCGAAGACAAAAATCACGCTAGGGCGGCGCTGTCTCGATCTTCGGGTAAGCCTGTCGCCGCAAAGGTGCGGAAGGCCGTACAGAAGAAATATCCTTCGATGGGCAAGAAGAAGGGTAAATAAATGCCGTTCAAGAAAGGATCGTCGCGCAAGACGGTTTCTGAGAACATCAAGCGAGAGATTGCCAGTGGCAAGAGCCAAAAGCAGGCGGTGGCAATCTCTCTGGCTAAGGCTGGGAAGAAAAGGAGAGGAGCTAAGAAATGAGCATCGTTCGTGATTTCGTGACCAAATTACCCCAGGCTTGCGGGGCCAAATCTCCCGCTTGGGGCAAGATGAATCAGCTAGCTTTTGACCATGAGGTAGCCCATCCCGTCAGCGAGTTTTCGCATGCAGAGGGCCAGTCGGTCGAGGAACGCTTAGCGCCGGGGTTTGGCTTCACTGTTGACCCACTAGTGGACCAGATGGCAGCCAACTATGGCAGGCGGTTGCTTGAGCTTGCGGCGGTTGCATATGCCGCGAGTAAAGGCGAGGTTCCATCGGAACTCGTCAGCAGCTTGAGGTCGAAACTTGCTTCTCGTGAAGCGGATTTCCCGAACGTATCGGCTCTGATGACCGTGGAACAGGCTTCGACCTTGGGAAGCTGGGCATGAGACTGGAACGGCGCATGGCATGGATTCTTACAGCATTCTCGTGCCTTGTGCTGGGCTACAACTTCGTCACGCCTGACAATCCCGACCACGTTATGAACCTCGTGGAGCAAATCATCTCCACAGGTCTGTTCGGGGCAACCATCTTTCTGCCCATCAAAGCGTCTCAGACCATTCACATTATCGCGCTCATCGGGATCACCCTTGTGACGGTGTTTACTGACACTGGGTTTTTTCCTTCTGCGGTTCTCATGGTATTCATCTTTGTTCTCACCTATGCCTATGGAGGATTCCGCACTTTTGCGGCCTGGAAAATCCCCATAAGCGCGATCCTGGCCTTTGTGCTCTGTCTCGCCGGGTCTAGCCATTTTCAAGCGCCGGGTGCGGGAGTCTGGAGCCGCGCCGCTATGTGGACACTTTTTGTCGCCCTTTTCCTTGGGCTCCTGTGGCTCGTGCTTCAGGAAGTGCGCCGTCAATTCTTTGCCGACTTCGCCCATGAACTCACCCAGCAAAATCATGATCTGTTGGGAGTAATTAGAGATTTGGAAAAAGGATGCAAAGATGGCGACGATGCCTGAACGAATAGCGCGTCTAGAGGAGCGGCAATTGGCCCTGGACGAGGAGAGGGAACAGATGATGGCCAACCTCAGCGTCAGGATAGATAAGGCCCATGAGACGGCTACGGAGGCCAAAGAAATAGCCACTCAGGTCGCCAGCTCAATGGAAGCGATGCCGGGAAAGATTATCGAGGCCATGGAAAGTCGAAGAAAAAGCACCCGGCTAGAGGTCAAAGAATGGATCATGCTAGCGCTCGTGCTGCTTAGCCCGTTCGCCGCATCGTGGGCCAATGACATCATGCATCCCACGAAACCCACAGTCCAAATCATGGATAGCAGAACAGGAAGATAAGGAGGCAATATGCAACCGACGAAATGGTATGAGGAATCGCCCGGTATGATGTCCTCGAAACGAATATGGGGCGCTGGCGTTCTCGCGCTGGGGGTCGCTATGAAGTTGGTCATTTTCATCAAGGCGCTGTTCGGCCCCTTGGGTGACGCGCAGACCGACCTGTCAATCTCTGACGGCATGGTCTATGCTGGCGCTTCTTTGCTAGGTCTGACGGCGCTCGACGCTTTCAAGAGGCAGTGATGTGCTTAAGTTCATCCTCAAACACTGGCTGGCGTTTGGCCTTCTTGTCCTTGGCATTGTTCTCCTGGTGTTCAACGTCGGCAACTTCACTACCGGAGGACTTGCCATCGGATGCGCCATCCTCAGTTTCTTCGAGCGACTTCTTGCAGGCAGTACAGGAGCTGTCGGACAGCCTAACACCGACCCAGCGAGACAAGTTGACGACGATCTTGACGTACTACGCCGACAGGGAGAAGAAGCAGAACGAGTCGATCAAGAGGCTATCCGCATCGTGGCAAGTCGAAAAAGACAAGATACGCACTGACCAGTTATGGGGCGCGTTCTGGTCTGGACTGGGCGGATTTCTGGCCTCATTCATCCTCATTCACTAGCACTTTCCTCCCGCTAACTGTCCGAAGAATCCTATAGACATACTCCAATCCAGTGGTAGACTTACCTCAGGTGGAAACGCCTAGGAGGAAGAATGAGCGAGTTTAGAACGGAACTCGATGGCGCGATAGGGAAGAAGCTCGGCGGTCTGGCCATGTTTGGCCTTGGGGCCATCATCCTGTATATCGCGTTGGCTCTGGTCTTTAGCTTCTGGCCTTTCAGCGTAGTCGCTGGAGTCGTCAGCAAAGTCACGTCGCCGAATGCAATCATCACGAACTATGAATGGTTCTATGATGAATACCATCAGATCGGCGCTTACGATTCCAATATCTCGGTCGCTGAACGCGCTTGGGAGAAGGCATCTGAGGCGTCCAAGGATCAGCGGTTCCTTGAGTATACCGGGCTCATCATGGTCCGCAATTCTCAAGCTCAGGAATACAACGCACGATCTAAGGAAATCACGAGAAACCTTTGGAAGGCTCATGACATTCCTTACCAGATCGCGCCCTACGAGCCCAAGGAGGGTTCCAAGTGAAGAAAGTCTTCGGGATTATTCTGGCCATTGCTTCGGTCGGTATCATGATGTTAGCCACGGATTGCACGGTATCAAGCCGAAATCAGACGGAGGCCATTGTTGAGAATACGGCCCAGCAGGCGCTGGATACCAGCCCCGTTCCTCAGGTTACATATTTCCAGGAACGCCGCACCATCAAGAAGTTCACGGAGTATTATGACCGCGCCGCCGTAGCTACCTACGTCTACCTGTTCACCTTCGGACAACCGGTGGGATACTTTGTCGCTGATGGCAAGCCTGCTTCAATCCGGTCCTATCTTGTACCGGAAGACAGCGTTCAATACACGGGTCACGGAAGCTATGAATTGATGCAGGCTCAGGCTCTTGACGGTACATATGGCGAAGACAACCCTGGCATTCGGTTTTTTACTGCGGCTGGTATCCCCGTCGAGTTCGGCGGGACTGGCATCAGCTATCTATACAGCCCTCAGCCGTTGGCGTTGAATGTGCCAAGGTTGTATACCGACAAGAAATAATCCCCGTCCAAACAGGGAGCGTGGCCCGCGTCGGGCTTGGTCGGCTACCGACTCAGTGAAATAGTAGCTGGTGAGCCCCCGGTCGAGGGTGGCCCTTGGGACAGAGTTCGGGAGCCGGGATGCGCTGAAAAACCTTCGGGAGCGCTTCACGTCCTGGGGAAAAGCGGGCTAGCTAGCAAGCTGTCGCCCCGTCACGATTCCTTGTGCTTCGTGGCCTGTCCTTTTTTGCTAGTAGATCAGCATGGTCCAAGCTGATGACGCGGACCTAAGCGGGGTAAGGCCCGATACTAAAGGTTGATAGTGAACCTCGAAACTATCATCATCGAGGCGTCGGACCACACTGGAAATACAAAGACGTCCAGCGGTATGGTGCCGTAGATGCGAAGTCAACGCCTCGACTCTATCCCCGACACTGGCAAGAAGTCCCGCGAAAACGCGGCTGAGCCTAGGGGAAGCCACCTGTTAGTGTCAAAGGTGGACGGGGAGCGATGGCCCTTGTAGACTGCGGCGGCTGACATGATCCTTGCCGGGTAATCATCGTGATTAAAACTGTCTGCGTGGTCCCGGCAATACGGGGCAACTTTGGAGGTAGCGATGAACATCAAGCCAGTCCCCAGTTTCGAGCCCTACAAGCTAGTCTTCTACGTCATGCTAATCCTGACCATATGCGCGGGTATTCTCCTAGCCGTCTTCCTAGACAGCGGACAACCTGGACGAGTCGACGCACTTTCAGGCGGTCCCTACGTTGTGGAGCGGTTGGACAGCGACGTGCAGCTTTTCGCCATGCCCGATGAGGATGCCTGGACTGCTGACATCGGCTTTGCCCAACGGTACGGAACCATGGCGCAGGCCCAGCGGGGACGGGACAAGATTGGAGCGGGGCATGTCGAGCCGGTGCGCGAGGTGGTGAAATGAATAGCGAGAAAACTGGATATGGCGAAGTTGGTTCATCGGTCGTCGGCCCATTCGCCTCTAAGGCAGTCCATGAGGGCGACCAAGCTTCCGGCCTCCGCGCCTACGTATCGCAAAACCCCGAAGTCAAGCAGACGCCTACCGAGCGTGACTATAGGGCGTTGTGGCTGGGGTTGAAGGCTGAGCTACAGTTCGAGTCTGAAAGCTTCCTTGCTGACTACTGTAGTCATGTCGTGTGGAAGCGCATGGATCAGGCCGAAAGATCGGCGAGGCTCCAATCATGACCCGCGCCGATGCCTGTCTAACGGTGTTCGCCATCGCTGCCCTCATCGTTACCCTGTTCATGATCGCGGTTGACCCGACGACTAGGAGGAAGCGGTGAGAAATGGAATGTGGTACCCGTCACGTAAATATCTGCACGAGAAGGGGTGCTCCATGCGCAAGGGGTGTGCCTGCGGTGGGCACAATGCCTCGAATGCCAAGAAAAGCCTGACTCATCATTCCACCATGATGAAGCTCAATCGACGGATTCTTCGTCGCTTCATTGCCTCGATTAGAGGTCGAGTCTGACCCGCTCCACCATCGTTCTAGCCCTCCTGCTAATCCACTCCCCCATCTCCGCACCCGCTATGCCACCTACTAGGCACGTAGACGAACCACCGCCGAGGCTGATGGTTGTACTCAGGGCGTTGCTTGCCGCTTCCCGCGAGTTCGGCGTACCGGCCAATCTGGTGTTCAATGTGGCATGGAATGAATCGAGCCTGAAGCCAACTGCCCGGTCACGCGATCCCGACACGCACGAAGTGATAGCGCGGGGGCTCATGCAGATTTCCAAGGAATACCAGGACGAGCTGGTCAAGAAGTACCTACCAGGGATGCACCCTCGCGCGTTCGAGTGGTGGAACCCGGTGCACTCGGCACGGTTGGGATGCGCGATGCTGGCGGGGCTGACTAAGAGGTTTGGAACTTGGGCCGCTGTATGC